TGTTTGTGTAGGTGATATGTGCGCCGGCGGCATGGGGCCGAACCCCATCATCAAGGGCTCGTCCAAAGTCCTGGTGGGAGGTTAGGCCGTGCCCATTACCGACCTCGGCTCCCAAAGCCTCGCTGGCATCATCCCGGGCATGGGCTCCGCCATCTCGTCGCTGCAAGCAGCGTCTGCCGCGCTCTCCGCGATGAAAGCCGACAAGGACAGCGACCTGAACCAGCTGACCGCCCGGGTCAGCGCCATCAACGATGTGCTGGGGGAGGCCGGCGCCCTCATCGCAGGCGCCCAGGACCTGCTCAACCAGGCCAATGCCGTGCTCAATAGCTCCGACGAGCTGCTGGGCAACCTCGCCGGCGCGCTGGCGGCCGCGGGCATCCACCTCTATGGCTACGCCGGCGCGGCCGGGGACCTGGGCTCCGACCTGGGCACTGCCCTGGGCGAGGGCGGCGCCTACGGGGCCGACCAAGAGGTCTTCGGCCTGGTGCTCATCTGCGCGGACGGCGGCTCCTGGGCGGCCGTTTCCACGATCCTGAAGACGAGTTGAGGGCCACCCGATGACGCTCGTGCGCTTCGACCAGGTCCCCGCCGCCGACTGGCAGCCCAAGCTCGGGCAGCTGGGCGGCGTCGTGACGGACATGGACGACGTCGGCCAGTGCATCCAGGTCATCGCGGAGACGCCCGTGGGTTCCTGCCCGCTGGAGCCTCTGTTCGGCTCCCGGCTCCACCTCTACCTCGACGCCCCGATCACCGCCGTTGTGCCGGACCTGGTCCGCGAGATGACGGAGGCGCTCCAGCTCTGGGAGCCCCGCATCATCGTCATGCAGGTCGTGCCCGGCCTGGCCGAAGACGGCGGCGTGGAGATGGACGTCACCTGGGCCCCGGTAGCACAGCCCCAGCAAGCGCGTAACACGGTGGTGAAGCTGTGAATACGCTGCCGGAACCGAATTTCATCGACCGCGACCCGGCCGTGATCCGGGCGGAGATGATCGCGCAGTTCGAGGCCCTGACCGGCAAGAAGCTTCAGCCGGCACAAGTCGAGATGCCGATGATCCAGCTCTTCGCCTACCGTGAGAGCTTGGTGCGCATCGCCATCCAGGAGGCCGCCAAGCAGAACCTGGCGCGCTATGCCGCTTTCCCGATGCTGGACTACCTGGGCAGCTACAAGGGCGTGGACCGTCTGGATGCGACGCCGGCGACGGCGCCCGGCCTGGTCACCCTGACGGGCGTGCAGCCGCTGGACGTGCTCGTGCCGGCCGGGACGCGCGTGGTGTCGAAGGACGGCAAGTACACCTTCGGCACCCGCGACGCGCTGACGATTGTGGCCGGCCAGACGGCGGGCGCCGTGGTGCTGGTCTGTGAGGCCACGGGCCTCGACACCAACGGTTACCTGGCCGGCGAGATCGCCACCATCCTGGACCCGGTCGTGAACGTCGCGTCGATCGCCAACATCGACACCAGCTCGGGCGGCGCCGACCTGGAGGAAGACGAGCCCTACCGCGCCCGCATCGAAGCGGCCCCGGAAGGCTTCAGCACGGCCGGACCGCTGGAGGCCTACCAGTTCTTCGCCCGTGCCGCCCACCCCACGATCATCGACGTGGCCGTGATCAGCCCGGTGCCCGGGACGGTCCAGGTATTCCCCCTCGTGGACACGGGCACGCCCAGCTCGGCGGTGCTCGACGCCGTCGAGGCCGCGCTCAACGACGAGAAGGTCCGGCCGATCAGCGACACGCCGCTGGTGACCGCCCCGACGCGCCGCACCTACACCATCACCGGCAACCTCACGGTCTACACGAAGGCCGACGCCAACGCTGTGCTCGCGGCCGTGCTCGCGCAGCTCCAGGCCCACGCGACCAAGTTGCGCACGCAGCTGGCCCAGGACATCGTCCCGGAGCATATCTCCGGCCTCGCCAACACTGTCGAGGGGACCTACCGCTTCCAGCTCACGTCGCCGGCGGCGCTGGTCGCCGTGGCCGCGAACGAGTGGGCCGACTGCACCGCGATCGCGGTCAGCCTGGTGGGTGCGTCCGATGGCTGATAAGCGCCTGGTGCCTCCCGGAATCCGTGACGAGCGCTCCATCGCGATGGAAGCGCTGGCCGCCCGGCTCCAGCAGATCGACCTCACCCCGTTGCTGGTGCTGCTGATCGACCAGGTCAACGCCAGCGCGCTGCCGCACCTGGCGGAGCAGTTCGGCGTGACCGGCTTCGACGGCTGGCTGATGACCACCAACGACGACGAGCGGCGGGCACTCATCAAGAAGGCCTTCCAGCTCCACCGCTACAAGGGCACGCCCTGGGCGGTCAAGGAGGTCATCAAGGCCTGCGGCTACCCGGACGTCAGCGTGGGCGAGCACTACCCGACCCGCTACTACGACGGGACCTGGAACTACGACCATACGGACTTCTTCGGTAGCGTCGAGGGCCAGTGGGCGCTCTTCCGCGTGATCGTGGAGCTGGGCGAGGACAAGCCCCTGTCGGCCGCCACGCGCGAGCTGCTCAAGGGCGGCGTCAACGCCTACAAGAACGCGCGGAGCTGGCTCCAGCACCTGGGCTTCGGCGCGAAGCTGGCCGACGTCGTCACGCCGACCGAAGCGATCGTGACCCACGTGCGGCCCCGCTACGACGAGATCACGCTGGACCCCATCCGCTACAACGGCGTCGTCACCTACGACGGCAGCCAGACCTACGCCATCCCTGCCGACGTGCTCTCGTTCACCGTCAACTGGAACCTCCGCTACGGCGGCGTGCGCCAGTATGACGGCGCGGTTACCTACCTGGGCGTCGGCGCCTACCCGGAGGCCATGTAATGCAGCTGGCAGACCGCGCCCGCCCCCAGGGCATCCTTCACTACACCGTCCGCCGGCGCGGCGTGGTGGTCGAAGTGGTCCACGAAGAGAACCTGATCGTCAACGTGGGCCGCAACGCCCTGGCACGGCTGTTAGGGGGCGATGGCCCCGGTAAGGTCGTGACCCAGATCGGCTTCGGCACCAACGGGGCCTCGCCGCTGCCGGGCGACACCGCGCTCACCAACCCTTACACCAAGGACCTCGACGGGCACAGCTACCCGCTGACCGGCCAGGTGCAGTTCGACTGGTCGCTGGGCAACCTGGAGGCCACGGGCCTGGCCATCATCGAGATGGCGCTGATCTGCTCGGACGGCAGCATGTTTTCCCACAAAGCACGCTCTGGCGCCATCGCCAAGGACACGGATGTGGACCTGGATGGCACCTGGACGATCCTGTTCTAAAGGAGGCCGCCGCGGATGCCCAACCTACCCGAATCTTCCCAGTGGGAAGCTGGTGTCTACCAGATCGAGCTGACCGACCCCGTCCAAGGCGGGGCCAACGGCATCGCCAACCTCCAGGCCAAGCAGCTAGCCAACCGCACCAAGTTCCTGCACGACGGTGGTGATGGCTTCCAATCGGCAGCGCCTGGCGGCTTCGACCCGGCCGTGGCGCCCTTGGCGGCCGACCGCCGGCGCCTGGTCGTCGTCGAGGGCGGCGCCGGCGTGCCGGACTCCTGCTACATCGCCGTCAAACTCGGCGACGACTCCTACGCCTGGCGCCAGATTTTCTAAGGGAGCCACTCATGAACAACCGCTTGAACTTCGTTTCCCGCTTCGTGCTGGTCCTGGCGCTGGTGCTGGGCCTCGCGCCCGCGTTTCAGCTGCCGGCCGCCGCAATGGTGGGCGTGCAGTCGGTCAACGTCCAGATGTACGGCGCCACGGGCGACGGCACGCACAACGACGCCCCGGCGCTCCAGGCCGCGCTCAACTACCTCAACTCGCAGGGCGGCGGGACCCTGCTGCTGCCGCGCGGCACCTATCTGATCAACTCCACGATCAACATGACGAACATGCGCGCCGTGCAGCTCGTCGGCACCGGCGGCCAGAACGGCTCGGCCTCCAGCGGCACGCAGATCAAGATCGGCGTGGACAACACCCACGCGTTCACGCTCTCCGGCACCAAGGGCTGTGTCTTCCGGGACCTCCAGGTCACGCGCTCCAGCTCGTTCACCGGCACGGGCGACGGCTGGCACGGTAGCGCACAGACCAGCGACTGCCGCTGGCTGGACTGCCTCGTGACGAACTGCGACGTCGGCGTGTACCTCGATAATGCCTGGCAGAACTACTTCCGCGGCTGCGTGTTCACGGGATGCAAGAAGGGCGCGCTGATCACGGTCGCCGGCGGCTCCAACAACGACACCAAGTTCATCGGTTGCAGCTTCTTCAGCTCGAAGACGTATGGCCTCCACATCAACGCCAACACGGTCTACGTGGACCATTGCGACTTCGAGAGCAGCACCAGCGACACCAGCACGCTCGACATCTTCGGCCAGTACGGCCAGAACTGCGTGATCAGCGGCAACACCAGCATGTACAAGGGGATGGACCTGTCCATGATCCGCCCCCGCATCATCGGCAACTCGCTGGTCGCCGGCACGATGCAGCGCGGCATCATGTGCCGCAACTCCATCTTCGCCCCGGTCATCATCGGCAACACCGTCGAGGGCTCCATTCAGCCGGGCATCTACCTGCGCAGCTGCGCCCAGGCCATCGTGGACGGCAACCTGGTCCGCAACTCCGTCGCGTCCACCGGCATCACCCTGGAGAACTCGTCCGACTGCGTCGTGAGCAACAACGTGTGCTACGACGACCAGGGCACCCCGACGCAGACCTATGGCATCGCGTCCACCGGAACCTCCGACAACAACGTCATCTCGGGCAACGATTGCCGCAACAACGCCACCGGCGGATTCTCGCTGGTCGGCACCAACGCCCAGATCACCGCCAACCTTCCCTCTACAGGCGACCTGGTCTGGATTGGCGGCAAGCGCCACACCAGCGGCACCGCCGCGCCGACGTCCGGCACCTACGCGGTGGGCGACACGGTCTACAACACGGCCCCGGCGGCAGGCAGCCCGGTGGGCTGGACCTGCACGGTCGCCGGCACGCCTGGCACCTGGGTCCCCATCTCCATCGCCGGCACCGTGCTGCCGATCGCCAACGGCGGCACCGGCGCGAGCACGTTGGCGGGCGCCAACATCCCGGTGACCAACGCGGCGAACACGTGGACCGGCGCGGCCCAGATCTTCGGCGCCGGCATCAACCACAACGGCGGCACTTTCCAGCTCAACGGCACCAGGCTCACCCAGATCGGCAACGGCTACTTCACGTCCTACGGGCAGAACCTGCGGTTCCGGACCAATGACAACGGCACGCCGTTCGATAGCTACTTCGAGACCGGAAACGTTGGCATCGGGATGTCCAGCGGCGCAGGCGCCCTCCTGGACGTGGCGGGCACTGGCCGCATCCAAGGCATCGCGACGACCGGCTCCGGCGTCGTTCGCGCCTCTCGTGTAGCCACCGCTTCCCCGGTGACCGTGGCGACCAGCGACCACTACGTCTTCACCAAGCTCACCGTGGCGGGCGCGGTGGCGGTCAACCTGCCGTCCAGCCCCACCACGGGCCAGGTCTTCATCATCAAGGACGCGAAGGGCGATGCCGGCGCCAACAACGTCACCATCACGCCGGCGGCGGGCACCATCGACGGCGCCGCATCCTACGTTCTGAACGTGAACTACGGCTCGGTCACCCTCATCTACAACGGCACCGAATGGAGCGTTATCTAATGCGCAAGCTGCATCCCGGCCTGATCGCGGCCTCCCTGGCGATCGCCCTGGCTTCCTTCCCCGCGATGGCGGCCTACCAGCCCAAGGTGTTGCCCGTGTCCTCTGGCGGCACCGGCGCGAGCACGCTGGCGGGCGCCAACATCCCGGTGACCAACGCGGCGAACACGTGGACCGGCGCGGCCCAGATCTTCGGCGCCGGCATCAACCACAACGGCGGCACCTTCCAGCTCAACGGCACCAAGTTCACCCAGATCGGCAACGGGTTCTTCACGTCCTACGGACAGAACCTGCGGTTCCGGACCAACGACAACGGCACCCCCTTCGATTCGGTCTTCGAGACGGGCAACGTCTCGATCACCAACGGCAGCCTGACCCTGGCGGCCGCGGGGAACGAGCTGAAGGTCAAGGAAGGCAGCAACGCGGCCCTGGGCGTCGCCACCCTCGTCGC